AAAAAGCCGCTGAATGATCTTGAGAAAAAGCAAAAAGACAGCATTGATAATCTCCTGAAAGACCTTAGAGAAAAGGCAGACAGAGGCGAAGTTTACGCCAGCGAATCACTTGCCGACATGAAGGAAAGGATCAGGAAAGAGGGCGCGTCAATTAGCAAGAAAAGCCAGCGTCTTGATAAGAGCATTGAGTATTGGAAAGGCCAAAGATCAATGGTTGGACAAGAATTAGACAGGCCTAATAGTATATACAGCATTAAACCAGAGCCGGGTGAGGATGGCGCGGATTATGAGGAAAGAATCAAAAAAAGGCTTGCAGCCAGAAAAGACAAGATTGCAGAATATAACGAAATTTCCGATAAAATCGCAGAGATTGAGAACGAAAAAAGCTATTTAGGCGCGGATTTGGTAAAGTTGCCGGAAGCTGACAGAGGCAAGGCGTTGATGGTGAATAAAAGAGCAAGCTCAATTCCAAGCAGGAGAAAGGGTGTTGAGTTGTATGAGAGCGTTATCCACAAAGACCTTGTGGAATCCAATTCGTTCAAGTTTGCCGGATCAACCACAAGGGCGCATCACCAAAGGGATTGGAAAACTGGACATAGCATCATAAGAACGCACAAAAGCGATTCCCCCACAGTGGTTGTGCATGAGCTTGTTCACGGTATTGAAAAAGATGATGTATTAAAATCGAGTGTTGAATTTCTTAAAAAGAGAAGGGGTAACGAGAGCCTTGTTAGGCTTAGAGATTTAGAGCCAGGCAAGAATTACAGATATAGTGAGGTTGCCTACAAGGATAAATGGAAGGAAAAGGGCGGGAGCCATTACACGGGCAAATACTATGATAACGGGATTTTAGGTGGTGTCAGTGCCACGGAAACCCTCACAATGGGCGTGCAAAGGCTTCTGAAAGACCCTCTTGAATTTATGGAAAACGATGAAGAACACTTTGATTTTGTTGTCAAAACACTGCAAAAACGTAAATGATGCACCGAGTAAATTACAACGGATTTGAGCTGGAGTCGGAGGATGCCTGGAATTGGACTGCCGTTGACAAGCAAGGCAAGATCGAGGCCGACTATTTAAACGCCCAAATTAACGCAAACAGGGTTGATATGGGTAGTGTCCATGTAACCGCATTGATGTCCATGCACCAAATTGAGAACTTGGAATGGATAACAAAAGAGCCGGATGAGGACAGCGGTGACTATGAAGAAATCTAGCCATGCCAATCTCTATCGACATCACCACCAACGGCGCGGAGGTAACGATCCCGGCGGGGCTTGAGCGGTTGCTTTCGCAAGAGAATCTCAGGGAGTTTAATCGAGCCGGAGGTAGGGCAGCATCCAATGCCGCTAAAGAGTATCATCTTAATTTTAACCAAGCCGGAAAGTGGAGAGGTGAAAGCTATCTTGGCAAAGGCGTTGACCAGCCAGGACGTTGGGGCGATAACGTGGCGAATGCTTGGATACATGATGAAAACCAAGCGAGCGAGGCAGGCACTACCATTTTTAACGATGCGCCATTTTATCGGCACAAGGTCAAGGGCGGGACTATTACGCCGAAAGGGGGGTATCCTTTTTTGACGATCCCAGTGGTGAGAGAAGCCAAAGGACGGCGAGCTAAGGACTATAAGGGCAATCTGTTTGAGATATTGACCAAGAAAGGAACAAGAGGTTTATTTGAAAAAGATGGAGATGGGGTCCGTATGGTTTACTTGCTCAAGAGCCAGGTAACACAAAGCGAGTGGCCTGGAGCATTACCTGAGTCTGAGCCACTTGCTCGCGGATTTGTGGAGTCATGGGTTGATGCACTGGAGGCGTATTCGGAGGCCGAGTTATGATCACAGAACCGGGAAAATTCAAGGATGCCATTGACTTCATCGCTAAAAAGGATGTGGTTACGGAGTCTGGATGGGATGAGGAAGATTGGAACATCGAGGAAACCGAAGTTGCCAAGCGTGCTTTCTGGTCAAGTAAAGTTGAAAATGCACGGTTTCTCCAGAGGGCAAAGAAGTTTATCGAGGACAGGCTTGCTAATACAGTTGAGGATGTGACGATGCCTGATGGCACGACCACTACAAGGCTGGTGGCTGGAGGCCGTGGTGATTTTGTCCGTGCCATGCGTGAGTTCATGGTTAAGGAGGGCATGGCGAGTGAGGATGATTTTAGGGACGCGGAGGGCGTTACGGACATTCGCTCGGAAACAAGGCTTGGGTTGATTTACAACACCAACTTGCAGATGGCCTATGGATACGGGCAATGGAAAGAAGGCAATGCTCCAATCAATCTTTACCTGTTCCCAGCGCAAGAGTTTTTCCGCTCAGTGCAGGTTATAGAGCCAAGGGAAAGGCATGAGGAGAGCATAGGAGAGATACGGCTAAAAACCGATTATGAGTATTGGGCAGACTATCAGAACGACCCTGAGATTGGTGGTTTTGGTGTGCCTTGGCCGCCGTTCGGATTTAACTCCGGCATGAATGTTCGTGATGTTTCACGCAAAAAAGCAGAGGAGGCGGGGCTTGATGTCTCCGGCATCCAGTTGAAGCCGAAAAACCTAAATGAAGATTTGAAAGCGTCAGTCAAAACAATGGATGAGGATTTGAGAGAAAAGCTTCGGGTTGAGCTTAATAAGGGGCTGAGGGATTTTGAGTTCAAGGGCAAGGTCACATATCGAGATGATGATTTTATTCTCGATGAGCAGAAATTCGACAACCTTTTTTATGACGGGATGATTACGGTTCTGGCTGAGGCTGCCCCGATGATGGGGCTTGCATTATGGCAAAGGCTCACGAGGCAGTTGGAGGTAAAGAGGATAATCAAGGGGAGTGCCGCCGCTAAAGCAGGGCTGAAAAAGGGTGATGTTCTTTATTCCGTTGGGGGCAAGAAGCTCAAAAAGCAAAAGGATTTACTTAAGGCATTTGAAGGGAGGAAACCAAGAGACAAGGTGGAGGTTGAGGTCAAGCGTGGTAATAAGCGGGTTAAAGTTAATCTTACGCTTGATGCCGTGAAGGGGATCGTTGAATAACGGGACCAATCAAACGTATTGAGCAAAGTCAACTCTAAAGGATATACTGATTGCCATGTTAATCACAGCACTCGATTCAAACATTTTTGAGGAGGATGCCAACACCGCATCCATCGTTTACGTGCCGGAGGGCGTTCACACTATCACGCCTCTGGTTGATGGCGTTGCCAAGCAAGTGACGGTCAACATGACACCAGAGCAGGGTGAGGCAATCGCCGCCGGGATGCAAGCCAGCCTAGAGCAAAGACTTGCCGCCAACGTGCGCCCGTTTTTTGACTTCGACCACAATGACACCGGACCAGCCGCAGCACTTCCAAAGCGTTTTTATTATGAGGAGGGTAAGGGGTTAATGGCAGAGGTCGAGTGGACAGGATCAGGCAAGAAAGCCGTTGATGCTAAAGACTATTCTTATTTCTCACCAACATTTTTACTAAGTGACGATGGCTTGCCGTCTGGACTCCCGCAGACGGGACCAATCGGCGCACTTGTCAATGAGCCAGCTTTTCGGGATATTCCCCGCATTGCCGCAATCCACGCGGAAAACAACAACAAACAAACAACTAATAACATGAGTGAACTAGTATCATGCGGCATCCTTAGTGATGCAGAGGGCGACAGCGTAGAGCTTGCCGCCAAGCGCGTGGAGGCTCTTAAGGCCAAGGCTGAAAAAGTCGAGGCACTGGAGGCAAGCCTTGACGAGCTAAATCAAGAGCTGGAAGCAGCTAAAGCAGAAATCTTGGCTTCTAAACAGGCCAGCGCAAAGTCTGCTGTAGACAACGCGGTATCCGAGGGGCGCATCGCTGCCAAGGATGAGGCCGTTCAAAGCTTCTGGACTGAGCAAATTATTGAAAAGGGCGAGGTTGCAATCTCTGCTCTCAATGCCATTGCCCCAATCGGCGGCGATGTGACTGAGAAGCAAGTGAAAGCATCAGCCGAGCCAAAGAAAGAGAAGGTCGAGCTTCACGGGGTGACTCTTGTTGCTGCCGCTCTGTCCGAAGAATCACAAAACTAAAACAAGACAATGGCAAATCCAACATTACTCGACATAGCGAAGCTTAACGGCAATCGCAAAGAAGTCGGATTGATTGAATCCGTGCTTGATGCCTCTCCAGAACTGGAGGTTCTCCCTGCACGCACAATCTCCGGCACAAGCTACACCACTGTAGATCGTCACAGCTTGCCCACGACCGGGTTCACGGCTGCAAACGAAGGTATTGCACCAAGCAAGTCTGACTTTAAGACCCGCTTGGTTGAAACCTTTATTTTCCGTGGTGCTGTAAACGTAGACAAAGCAGTTGCCTCTGCATATGAGGACGGCGCAGCCGCTTACCAAGCAATCGAAGCGCAGGGCGTTATGCGTTCAGCCATGATTGAGCTTGGAAAGCAAGTTTACTACGGCACTGACGAAGATGCTAATGGCTTTGATGGACTTCAAGCAATCAACACCGCTCACGTTACAGGTGGCTCTGGCCTCCGCATTGACGCAACTGGAACGACTGCTGACACCGCTTCCTCCGTTTACGCTCTGAAGCTCGGACCTGAGTTCGTGCAGATGGTTTACGGTGGCGGTTCTGCAATCAGCCTCCCACGCTTCCGCGAGGAGTCTGTAACTGACAGCAACAATGGCCAGTATGACGCTTACGTTTCCAACCTGACTATTTGGGCTGGACTCCAGTGCGTTCATCCTTACGCCGTTGGCCGTATTTGCAACCTCACCGAAGATGCTGGTAAGGGTCTTACCGACACCTTGCTTGCCAAGATGATTGCCGCATTCCCTGTTGGCATGACTCCTGACGTTCTTATGATGAGCCGCCGTTCACGCCGTCAACTTCAAGAAGCACGCGCTGGCGTTGTTGCTCTTGAGGGCGATGCTAAGACAGGCACTCTCGGAGGTGGATCAGCTTATGTGCCGACTCCAACGAACTTTGAGGGCATTCCAATCATCGCAACCGACAGCATCGTAAACACCGAGGCCATCGTTGCATAATGCTCCCAACCCGCTCCAGGCAGTGAAGAAAGCAGTTTACCACCAAGCAGCAGGCAACAGCAAAGAGCTGTATGTAGTAGCTGAAAATGACAATGGAACTGTTGATCTCGGCCTCGAAAATGACTCGGCAATCGTAACTGGTTGCCGGGTCACGGAGGGGGTGGAGATCGGTGCTTGCACTATCATTTCACAGGAAAAGCCGAAGAAAAAAGCGGCAAAGAAAAAGCAAACTAAAAAATCAAAATCCAACTAAATTAATACCATGGCATTTGAATTCAACCGCAACCAACAGGACGCGAATTACGAAACCACAGCAACTCTCGCACAAGGTGGAGTTGACAGCACAGGCTTTGACTTGGAGCAAGCAATCGGAGGAGACATCGAGCCTATCGTAGGTGAGCTTGTCATCCCTGCCGTTGCTGGCATTACCGATGATAAGGTTCTGACCTTCACTCTGGAGGACTCAGCCGATAACAGCACTTACGCTGCTATTGATCCCGCCACTACTACCACAGTCACCGGAACAGGTGGAGGTGGAAGCCCTGCAAAAACTGTTCGTTTTCGCTTCCCGCCGAATACCCGTCAATATGTTCGCATTGCTCAGACCGCTGATGCAACTGCCGGAACATTCACGGGTGATTTGACTTTCCGTATCCTTTTCTAAGGGTAAGGTTTCATAACACGTAACATCTGCCCGCCGTCCGTGCTTATCATGCGGCGGCGGGCTTACTTTTTTATATCATCATGGCATGGGTAGCATTAAGCGTTGATGACATCCGCAGTCGGCTTGCTGATTGTGAGATCGAAGCAATCGAAGAAACTGGAGGAGGCACGGGTGACAGGCTTACTGGCATCATCAGTCAAGTGACTGCGATGATAAGAGCCAAGGTCGCAGCTTGCCGTCAAAACGACCTTGGAACTGCCGGGACGATTCCCGATGAATGCCTCCATGCTGCCGCTACGATTGCAAAGCACAACCTGAGAGCCACGCTACCCACGACAGGGAGTGAGGATGAGGGGGACATGAGGCGTGATGAATATACAGACGCGATGCGCTTTCTTGATGATGTGGCTGATTGCAAGATTGCCATCATCGGAGAGGATAGCGAGATCGGAGGCCGGGAGCTTGGGTGCTATGGGGGTGATGATAAATATGTATTCTGATGAGTATCTGGTTTGATAGAGCTGACGCATTGGCAACCAGGATTGAGGGGTTGTTCACTAACCCCGACGAGGTTGCCGTTGTCGTTGACCGACAGAAGGATATTGTTTCAGAATTCAATAAGCGCATTGGCAAGGTCAAGGGTGGGGTTGTGGTTATTGAGTGGTCAGGGGCAACTAACGTCAGCCCCGATCTGGATGCTTTAAGGGTGACGAGTAGATATGCAATTACCGTCATCACGAAACCAATCATACGGGACCAATCAGACAAGTTGCCTATAGATGATTTATTGGAGACAATCACCAACGGAATCCACCTATGGAATCCAGATCAGGCGCACTGTATGGATGAGATGAGAGTCGTATCTATTGAGCCTGTTCCAAACCAGCAATTTCGCATCTTCGTGATACGAGTTGAGCAAGAACAAGAAAATGGCTAAAAAATCAGACAAAAAAGAAGCAAAGGAGGTTAATTCCTCCGTTATGATGCGAGTGAAAATCCTTAAGCACCGCACTAAAGTAGGCTCAATGATTTGCGCTGAGGGCGCAACTTTAAATTTACCACAAGAGCAGGCCGATGCTCTAGTCAGCGCGGAGTTGGCTGAAATTATCGGAATCAAATAATCACTAACCAACTAGAATAAAATGGCTGCACAATACTACTTGCAAAAGCGCATCATCGGTGGATTTGCCGATTTCATTCCCCACGGAGAAACTGTGGACGGACAAACAACATCGTCAACTGTCCTACCTGACGATGATTGGACAACAGGCGAATGGGCTGATTACAACCTTGGCTGTGTTCAAGAGGTTCAGTTTAATGTGGAGACTGAAGATGATGAGGATTATTGCCCTTCTGAAACGGGCGGTTATTCCAAAACCATCACCCGGACAACTGTTCGGGATGAAATCCAGCTCACCCTCAAAGACCACTCTGAGCCTGTTTTCCGTTTGCTCTTTGGATTGAACCAAAAGCTCACCGGACTCACCGGCCAACAACCATTTGAAAACCTTGGCGAGCGTGCCATCACTGGCTGGTTGCGTCTACGTGGCGTAGGCTCTGCCGCTGAAGCTCTCGTATTTTCCAAAATCGAGGTGAAACTTACCCTCTCAGATTATCCAGGATGGACGAGAGAAGCAGCCCGACCAGTGGTAGCTTGTGAGGTCATCACCAACACGCTGAATGACTTCATTGACGATGCCGTATTGACTGCATAAGTCGATTCCATAACAACTCCAACTGAGCAGGCCGCTCCCTCATTCAACCGGGGGCGCGGCCTCACTTCTTAATAAAATGCGTCAAATCAGGCTCAAACTAGATACCAAGAATTGTAAATCTTGCAACGTCACCGATTCATTAACCGGGAAAGCCCCAAAAACTTGGAGAGCAAATGCTACTGATATTGAAGTTGGCGTATTCAATGATGGCACCCCGGTTGATTTGACGGGATACACTGAGCTTGAGCTTGTCATCCGACCCGACAGGACAACGGCAACTAATCTGGCTTATAAGACGCTGGCAACGCCTGATAGTAACACTATCACATCAAATGGTTGGGATGCTGGCACGGATCAGCACGCTACGTTTTCGCTTACTGATGCCGAAATCAATCTTGACCTTGGAAGCAAGGAATCCGTTTCTTATTGGCTTGCAGTTACCGGCTTAGACGCATCAGGCAATGAGACAACCTTTGGCGTTACATGGCTAACTGTTGAGGAAGATAACAATGCCGTTGCAGACCCACCACCATCTTACCCCGGTAGCGGGATCACAGAAGATGAGGCTGATGCGCGGTATATCCCCAAGTCTCAGATTGATGCCAAAGGTGACATCATCACAGGCACGGCAGACGACACCCCTTCGACGCTTCCTGTCGGAACTGATGGTCAAGTTCTTTCTGCCGATTCAACGGAGGCAAGCGGATTGAAGTGGGTGAGTGCGGGAGCTGGATCTGGTGACATGCTCGCCGCCACATACGATCCGAACACGGTGGCTGCTGACGCATTCGACATGGATAACATGGTCGAGGGCGCGACGACTAAGATTCTTACAGCAACCGAGCGAGCTGAGATTGCCGCCAACACGGCAGCACAACATGCCGCTGTGACGGTTTCAGACTCAGCAGAGATTGACTTGACGCTGACAGGGCAAGACATCAGTGCCAGCATCGTGGCAAGCTCTATTGATGAGACGAAGCTTGACGCTTCAGTAAACGCATCCCTCGACTTGGCTGACTCAGCTTTGCAAAGCGCAGACATCGACACCTTGGCCGAGCTAAATGCCATCGTTGGAGATGCCACGCTTGACAGCTCAAGCGACCCACGCACACCGACAAGCCACGCCTCTAGCCACACGAATGGCACAGATGACATACAAGATGCCACGGCAGCACAAAAGGGGCTGGCAACGGCAGCGCAGATTACAAAGCTTGACGGTATCGAATCAAACGCCACCGCTGATCAGACGGGTGCTGAAATCAAATCGCTTTACGAAGCCGAGGCAAACACCAACGCATTCACTGATGCCGAGCAGAGCAAGCTTGCAGGCTTATGGGGCGGCGCAAACAAGCTTGACGCTACCACAGCACCAACGGCAAACAGCGACAGTGCAAACACGGACGGAAATGGCACTTTTTCAGTCGGCAGCGTATGGATAGACACCACGGCTGACGAGGCTTATAGGTGCGCTGATGCAACCGCCACCGCTGCTGTATGGGTCAACACCAGCCTTGAGAGTGGCGACCTAGCAGCCGTGGCATTGAGTGGATCAGCAAGCGACCTGACAACAGGCACGCTGCC